CGTGCAGCTCGGGTGCGAATTACCTAGTTCGCCCGGCACTCCCCAAAAAACTCTTTAAACCCGATTAAAAGTCTGTGCCCGGATCAGGGGGCAGGCTGTGCGCATGTACTACCACCCAAGCGCACAGCCCATGAAGCCACTCCACATCTTCAAGCCCGGCAAGCACGTCGCCATGAGCGGTGCCAGCCTCAACTTCAGCGAGTCCGACCTGGCCGCCACCGTGCGTGCCTACGACCCGGCCCTGCATGAGGCGCCGCTGGTAATCGGTCACCCGAAACACGACGCCCCGGCCGCTGGCTGGGTCAAGTCTCTGACCAACAGCGCCCAGGGCCTGATCGCCGAGCCGCACCAGGTCGCGCCGGAGTTCGCTGAGCAGGTGGCTTCCGGTGCTTACAAGAAGATCTCCGCCTCCTTCTACCACCCGGACTCGCCGAGCAACCCGGTGCCCGGCGTGTACTACCTGCGCCATGTCGGCTTCCTCGGCGCCCAGCCGCCAGCGGTAAAGGGCCTACGTCCCATCGAGCTGGCCGAGGGGGAGGAAGGTGTCATCGAGTTCGCCGACTTCGGACACGAGACCAGCGCCGGACTGTTCCGCCGCCTGCGTGATTGGCTGATCGGCGAGCGCGGCTTGGAAGTGGCCGACCAGGTCATCCCGAACTGGCAGATCGACTCGCTGATCGAGGTCGCCCGCCGCGACGACGATCCGCGCCCGTCCTTTACCGAACCTACCCCACCCGCAACCGTCGAGGAATCCAACGTGACCCCCGAAGAAATTGCCGCCTTGCAGGCTGAAAACGCGCGACTGAAGAACCAGGTGCAGCAGAGCCTGGATCAACAGCGCCAATCCCGTCAGGAAGCCAGCCATGCCGCCAACGTGGCATTCGCCGAGGAGCTGGTCGCCGCTGGCAAGCTGCTGCCCAAGCACACTGCCGCACTGATCGCCACCTTGGACTTCGCCGAGAGCGGCGATGCCCCGCTGGAGTTCGGCGAGGGCGATGACCGTCAGCCGGTATCCGCTGGCCTCAAGGCGATCTTCGGCGACCTGCCGCAGCAGATCGACTTTGCCGAGCAGGCCAGCGGCGCCCGTCGCATTGGCGATGCCCCGGTCGCCGAACTGGAGTTCGCCGAGAAGAACACCGACCCCGACCGTCTTGCTCTGCATAACCGCGCCACCCAACTGGCGGCAGACAAGAACATCCCCTACGAGTCGGCCGTACGCCAGCTCATCAACAAGTAAGGAGCCACCATGGCAGACCGTCTGCAGCAACTTCGGATCGTCGATCCGGTTCTCACCAACCTGGCGCGTGGTTACCGCAACGCCCAGTTCATCGGCGAGGCCCTGTTTCCCCTGGCCTACATGGACAAAGAGGCCGGCATCATCCCGCTGTTTGGCAAGGAAGCCTTCCTGCTGTGGGAGACCGAGCGTGCCATCCGCGCCGCCTCCAACATGATGACGCCGAGCGATGACAGCACCCTGGACGTGGTGCTGCGCGAGCATGACCTGTTCTATCCGGTGGACTACCGCGAGAAGGCCGAGTCGATGTTCGACGCCGAGGCTCGCGCCACTCGCCGCGTGACCGATGCCATCAACCTGCGCCGTGAAGTGGCCTGTGCCAGTCTGGCGCAGAACCCGGCCACCTACCTCTCTGGTGCCAAGGTTGCCTTGGCCGGTGCCAGCCAGTGGAGCGCTGGTGGTGGTGACCCGGTTGCTGCCGTCGAGGCCGGCAAGGAAGTGATCCGCTCGCGCATTGGCGTGCGCCCCAACACCATCACCATGGGCGCCTCGGTGTACGCCAGCCTCAAGTTCCACCCCAAGCTGTGGGGCGCGCTCGGCGCCGACGAGACGAAGCTGGTCACCGTCGAGCACCTCAAGGTGCTGTTCGGCGTGCAGAACATTCACATCGGTGAAGCCTTGGCGGCTACCAAAGCCAATGGCGCCACCTCGGACGTCTGGGCGGACAGCCTGCAGTTGGCTTACGTCGCCCAGCCGGCCGCTGGCGAGCAGGCCGACTACGACATCCCGAGCTTCGGCTACACCCTGCGCCGCAAGGGCATGCCTGAGATCGATGCGTTCGACGGTCAGGGCGGCAAGGTGCGCAACGTGCGCAACACCGACATCTACAAACCTGTGGTGGTGGGGGCCGACGCCGGCTACCTGATCTCCGACATCAACGCCTGAAGGTGACCCATGGCTGACAAGAAAACCATCTCGTACCGCGTGAAGGGCATCGACCTGGATCTCGACGGTAAACGCTACTCCGAGGGCTCGACCATCGAGCTGGCCGAGGAGCCGACCGGCAAGCTGGCTGCCCGCCTGGAGCCCGTTGACCCGCCGAAGGAGAAGAAGCAATGAAGGGCCAAAACGTAGTCCTGACCATGTCCGTCCTCGCCCTGTCGGCACTGACCCGCCAGCGCTTCATCGGCCTGGATGGTAACCCCTGCGCTGCCGGGGCTAAGGCCTTGGCCGTGGCTGAGTACGACACCGATGCGGGCAACATGGCGCCAGGCAATGTGCTGGGCGTCATGTTGGTCGAGGCCGGTGCCGCTGTTGCGCCAGGTACCGAAGTGCAGTCCGACGCCAGCGGCAAGGCCATCACCAAGGCCGCAGGCGTTGGCAATGGCTTCGCCCTGGACGAAGCCACGGCGGATGGCGACCTGATCCGCATTGTGCGCGGCATCTGAGGCCCATCATGCACTACTGCACCCGCGCCGATATCGGCAAGGCCATCCCGGAGCTGACGCTGACGCAGCTCTCCAACGATGACCCCACCGCCGAGCTGCCCGATGAGAGCGTGATCGAGGACGGCGTCCGCCAGGCTGAAGAGCTGGTGGATGGCTACCTGCGAGGCCGCTACGACCTGCCGCTCGACCCTGTACCGAGCGTGCTGCGGGATGCGGTGGTGTATCTCACCCGTCACTGGCTGTATCAGCGTCGCCCCGAGGGCGCCATCCCCGAGGCGGTCAAGGACAGCCGCAGGGACACCCTCAAGCTGCTGGAGAGCATCCGTGATGGTGTGGTTACTCTGGGCATGCCTACGGGCCAGGCCGCTCCCGAGCCCGGCAAGATCCGCGCCCGTGCTCGACGCCAACAGTTCGGCAATGACCTCCTGGAGCGCTACTGATGGGCCAGACCGTGCAGATCCTGGACGCTTTGGTGGAGCGGCTGAAGAGCGAGCTGGGGCGTGACCTGATGGTGGAGCTATTCCCGGAAAGCCCGGCGCAATACCGCCTCAACCATCCGCGCGGTGCTGTCCTGGTGGCCTTCGGCAAATCGACCTTTGGCGGCTCCCAGGCCGTCGACGCGATGTTCCAGGAGCGCAACCTGGTGGTCGCCCTGACGCTGGTGTTCCGCCAGCTCAACGGCAAGGACGGTGCGGTCAGCTACCTGGATCGCATCCGCGACCACCTTACCGGGTGGTGGCCACCGCATTGCGACCAGGCGTGCCGCCCCGTTTCCGAGCGTTTCATCGGTCACCTGCAGGGCGTCTGGCAGTACAGCCTGGACATCGCAACCCGTGCAACCCAATTGCAATCCATGGCACCACCGGCCGGCGCGCCGCTGTTGCCGCCGACCTTCGAGGGATCCCTATGAAACTCAAGCGCTACCGCTATTCCGGCCCGCAGAGCGCTGTATCGCTGCGCGTGGGCAAGGCTGGCGAACTGCTGGATGTACAGCTGCAACCTGGCCAGCCCGTCGATCTGCCTGCCGAGCACGAATACACCCAGGTTCTGCTGGCCCTGAACCACCTGGAGCCGTTGGCCGATAGCGCCGCGCCGACCGAGAAGAAAGGAGACAAAGCGTAATGGCTGCCAACTATCTGCATGGGATTGAAACCCTGGAAGTGGAGCGTGGCCCGCGTGCCATTCGCGTGGTCAAGTCCGCTGTGATCGCCCTGATCGGCACCGCGCCGGCCGGCCCGGTGAATACCCTGACGCTCTCGCTGAATGACCGCGATGGCGCTCAGTTCGGCCCCGAGCTACCTGGCTTCAGCATTCCACAGGCCCTGGCGGGCATCTACGACTTTGGCGCGGGCACTGTCATCGTTGTCAACGTCCTGGATCCTGCTGTCCACCGTACGGACGTTGCGGATCAGGTGCGCCAGTTCGGCAACAATGACCGCCTCAAGCTGGGGCATGGGGCGCTGCAGGTGATGGTGCTCAAGTCGAATGACGGCAACACCACCTACCAGCTCGATGTCGACTATACCCGCGACTTGCTGACCGGCGAGGTAGTGCGCAAGGCCGGTGGCAACATCCCCGCGAATGCTCAGGTCAAGGCTGACTACACCTACGCTGACCCGACCAAGGTCACCTCGGCCGATATCATCGGCGCGGTGAGCATTGCCGGGCTGCGTACTGGCTTGAAGGCCTTCCCGGATAGCTACAACCTGTTCGGCTTCTTCCCCAAACTGTTCATCGCGCCGGGCTTCTCCACCCTGAACGCCGTCAGCGTGGAACTGATCGCCGCCGCCGAGCTGATGGGGGGCGTGGCCTACATCGACGCGCCCATCGGCACCACGCCGCAGCAGGTACTGGCTGGCCGTGGCCCGGCCGGCAGCATCAACTTCAACACCAGCAGCGACCGGGTGCGCCTGTGCTATCCGCACGTCAAGGTGTATGACGCAGCCACTGACGGCGAACGTCTGGAGCCTTTGTCCATTCGCGCTGCAGGCCTGCGTGCCCGAGTCGACTATGACAAGGGCTACTGGTGGAGCAGCTCCAACCAGGAGCTGGTTGGTGTGCTTGGTCTGGAGCGTCCGCTCACTGCTCGCGTGGATGACCCGGATAGCGAGGTCAACCTGCTCAATGAAGCGGGTGTCACCACCGTGTTCAACAGCTTCGGTACCGGCCTGCGGCTGTGGGGTAACCGCACGGCGGCATGGCCGACCGTGACCCATATGCGCAACTTCGAGAACGTGCGCCGCACCAAGGACATCGTCGACGAGTCGATCCGCTACAGCTCGCTGCAGTTCGTGGACATGCCGGTCACCCAGTCGCTGCTCGATAGCGTCACGGAGAGCGTCAACCTGTTCTTCCGCAAGCTGATCGGCGATGGCGCCCTGCTGGGCGGTGAGTGTTGGTTTGATCCGGCGCGCAACCCGCAGACCGAGCTGGAGCTGGGGCACGTGCTGTTCAACTACAAACTGACGGTGCCGCTGCCGTTCGAGCGTGGCACCTTCGAGACCGAGATCACCGGGGAATACCTGGCCAATCTGAAGGGGGCTGCATAAATGGCAGGCTTCAACGCACACCGCATCACCAACGCCAACCTGTACCTGGATGGTCAGGACTTCTTCGCCAAATCCGAGGAGGTCGAGCTGGGCAGCGTGAAGGCGGTCATGTCCGACTTCCAGGGGCTGGGTATGGTTGGCCTGATCGAGCTGCCGGACGGCCTCGACAAGCTGGAAGGCAAGATCGTCTGGAACAGCCTGTACAAGGAAGCCGGCAGCAAGCTGGCCAGCCCCTTCAAGACGGTGCAGTTGCAGTGCCGCAGCAACGTCCAGGTGTTCAACAACGGCGGTCTGGTGGACGAGATCCCGCTGGTTACCCTCATGACCATCATGCCCAAGGAGTACAACCTGGGCAGTTTCAAGCCGCGTGACCCGTCGAAGTTCGAGACCCCGTTTTCGGCCATCTACGTTCGCCAGATGCTCAATGGCGAGGAAGTGCTACTGCTGGACTACCTGGCCAATATCTTCCGCGTCAACGGCGAGGATCAGTTGGCCAAGTACCGGCGCAACATTGGACAGGCTTAGCGATTGAGGATGGGCACGGATGCCCGGGACACGGAAGTCAGAAGCCCCGCCTTGCGCGGGGCTTCTTTTGAGATCAAGCATGTATTGCGCTAGGTACAGCACCCTTCAATTGGAGCGTCTGAAGGGTTACAACATAAATGCCCTGTCCTCGGCGGCGTACAAAACCCTCTTCTTCGAGCCAGCTGAGAGTGTGGCTCATGACTTCATCTCCGAGGGTTCTCCTGTATCGTCCTTGTTCATCATGCTCACCTTTCTGCATGCCTATGTGCTCGGGACTCAGCTCAACTGGAGCAGGGAATGCCTCTGTCAAGATATCCAAGATCTTGTTAATGACAGCGTTGGTTGGTGGGAGATCTGGTTTTCTCATCGGTTAGTTTCCTGCCTCATGACCATGAAGAAATGATTCTTACACCAGGCCGTCTTTTTGGACACTACGGAAGTTCTCTTTAAACCCGATTAAAAGCCATAGTTGCCTACAGACGCGATGCTCAGGGCTCTTTCAGAGCACCCCACCCGGAGCATCGCACATGGCTGATAAACCCCACGTCACCCTCAAGTATCCCTTCACCACCGCCGCAGGCCAGAAGGTCGAGCGTCTGGAGTTTCGCCGCCTGACCGTGAAAGACCTGCGTGCCGCCAATGAGCAGGCTGCTGGCAATGCTGCGCTCGAAGAGCTGGTGTTGATGTCGCGCTCGGTCGGTCTCGTCGTTGAAGACCTGGATGCCATGGACATCGCCGACTACAAGTCCGCCCAGGAGCAGTTTCGGCTCCTGTCGGATTGATACCCGCCACCTCGACGAGTGCGAGGCCTTGCTCGCCAGGTGGTTCCGCTTTCAGCCCTCGGAGATCGAGCAGCTGACCGTCGAACGTTTCCTGACCTGGTGCGAGCAGGCCGAGCAGCAAATCCGCCAGCAAAGCGAAGCCGCCCGTGAGCAACCGTAGCCTTAGAGTAGGTCTAGAGATCGGCGCATCCGCCCGTGGGGTTCTTCCCCTGCTGGGTGGGGTGCGCCGTACCCTGACCGGCCTTGGCGATACGGCCAGCAAACTGACCCGCCAGCACGCCGAGCTGGGTGCATCGATCCAGCGCAACCTCGGCACGTTGGCACCCAGCACTGTCGCCGCGCTGAACCGCGACTATGTCCGTCTTGGGCAAACCCTCGATACCGTTCGCCGCAAGCAAGAGCAACTCACGGCCCGCCTGGCGCGCCGCGATCAGCTACGCGACCAGCGCGCCGAGTTGCGCTCTGGTGTACTGGAGACAGTTGCCATCGGAGCCAGCGCAGCGCTGCCGGTGAAGCTGGCCATCGACTACGAGTCGGCGCTGGCCGATGTGAAGAAGGTGGTCGACTTCGATACGCCGGACGGCTTCGCCAAGCTCGGTGACGAGTTGCTGAAGATGACTCGCACCCTGCCGCTGGCGGCGTCGGAGCTGGCAGCCATTGCCGCCAGTGGCGGTCAACTGGGTGTCGCTGCAGCGGATATCCCCAGGTTCACCGAGACCGTGGCAAAGATGTCCACGGCCTTCGACATGTCGGCTGAAGAAGCTGGTGACTCGATGGCCAAGCTGGCCAACGTGTACCAGATCCCAATCTCGCAGATCAGCCGCATCGGCGATGCGATCAACCACCTGTCCAATTCCTCTCCGGCCAAGGCGCGTGACATCGTCCAGGGCTTGAACCGGGTGGGTGGTGTGGCCAAACAGTTCGGCTTGGTCGAGACTCAGGCGGCGGCTCTGGTCAATGCCTTTGTCAGCCTGGGCAAGCCGCCCGAGGTCGCCGGTACCGCCATCAACGGCATGCTGGCCAAGCTGGCCACCGCCGACAAGCAGCCGAAGAAGTTCCAGCGCGCCCTGCAGGAAATGGGCATGACGGCCGAGGGCTTGAAAGCCTCCATTGCCCAGGACGCACAGGGTGCGCTGACCAGCTTCCTGAACACGTTGAGCAAGGTGCCGAAGGCTGACCAGATGGGTGTCCTGGTCGATCTGTTCGGCCTGGAGTATGCCGACGATGTGGCGGTGCTGGCCGGATCGATGGATACCTACGCCAAGTCATTGGCCTTGGTAAATAAGGCTTCGAACTACGATGGCTCGATGGAGAAGGAATTCCAGGCCCGAGCCGAGACCACCGAGAACAATCTGCGGCTGCTCAAGAACAGCATGGTCGAGCTGGGGGTGAATGTCGGTGCCGCGTTACTCCCGTCGCTGAATAGCCTGGTTGATACGCTCAAGCCGATGATCTGGGGCTTTTCAACCTGGGCCAAAGAGAACCCTGAAGTCGTCAGCGGTGTCATCAAACTGGTGGCGGGTGCTGTTGCATTGAAGCTGGGCGTTGTCGGCCTATCTTACGGTTTGAGCCTGGGTGCTTCTGGCCTGAACGGCGTGGGCATCGCGATCTCGTTGCTCTCCGGCAAGTTCACTATGTTGCGGGCCATGCTGTTGCTCGGCGGCCGGCTCGGCCCCTTCGTGACGGGGATGGGGCTGCTGCGTGGTGGGGCAATGCGCCTTGTGCCTGCCCTTGGCATGGCTCGCACAGCGGTGCTCTGGCTGGGCCGTGCATTGATGATGAACCCCATCGGCCTGCTGATCACCGGCATCGCGCTAGGGGCCTACCTGATCTACCGCTACTGGGGGCCTATCAAGGGCTTCTTCGGTGGGCTGTGGACGGAGATCAAGGCCGGCTTCAGTGGAGGCCTGACGGGGATCCTGGGGCTGCTGGTGAACTTCAGCCCGCTGGGGCTGTTCTATCGTGCCTTCAGCGGCGTGATGAGCTACTTCGGTATCGAACTGCCGAGCAAGTTCACCGACTTCGGCGGCATGCTGGTCACTGGCCTGGTCAACGGCATCAAGGGCATGGCCGGAGCTGCCAAGGATGCCGTGGTTGGCCTCGGTGACGATGTTACCGGGTGGTTTAAGAGCAAGTTGGGAATCAAAAGCCCGAGCCGCGTCTTCATGGCTGCCGGTGCCAACGTTTCGGAAGGTGCTGCGATTGGCATCACCGCTAAGCAGGGGCTGGTAAAGCGTGCGGCGCTGGGTATGGCTGCGGCAACCGCAGTCAGCCTGGCGACCCCGCAACTCGCTGCGGCCGATGGGCCGGCGGCAACGGCAAGCCGTGTGGCCAATCTGGCACGCAGTGTTGGCCCGGCAGCGCTGGCTGGCCAGGCTGGTGGTGGTATCACCATTCACTACAGCCCGCAGATCACCGTTCAGGGCGGTGGCCCTGGTACTCAGGAGGCCGTCCAGCAGGCGCTGCAACTGTCCCGCAATGACCTGGAGAAGATGATGCGTGAAGTCCTGGCCGACCAACAGCGGAGGGCCTTCTGATGTGGGCTGTGCTCGGCGATATCGAGTTCGAGGTGAAGTATCACCCTGGCCGGCAGGATGAGCGTTCGGGTGCGGACTATGCACAACATGCGTTGATTCAGGGCAAGCCGCGCCCGGAGTGGGTAGGTGACAGCCTGGACGAGCTGACCCTGGAGCTGACCTTGCATTCGATGCTGGTCGACCCCGAAGAACAGATCCGCCGCCTCAAGGCTGCGAAAAGCGCCCACGAGCCGCTGCCTTATGTGTTGGGCTCTGGCGACTATCGCGGGATCTACCTGCTCACCGAGGTAGCGGTGACTACCCGCAAGACAGACGCCGAGGGACGGTTGGTGGTGGCCACCGTCAGCATCAGCCTGCTGGAGTACTCCGGAAAATACACCAAGCCGCTGCCCAAGCCCCGAGCCTTGGTATCCAACCTGGCGGCCAATCCCCTGGCTCGCGTCGGCGGTGCCACGCCGCCGTTGGTCACGCCCACGCAGAAAGCACTGGGCATGGCCAAGCTCGCAGGGAACTGCCTGCGGGCCGGGGTTGAAGCCTTTGGCTTCGTGAGGGCCCTGCGTGAAAACCCAGCGGCTGTGCTGGCTCAGGCGCCGCGTCTGCTTGGCCTCGCAGGGCAAGCGCTACAGCCACTGCAGGAGTTCCAAGTGGCGTCTGGTTTGATGACGGATGGGGCTGACCTGGTGCAACTGGGGGTGTCGGTTGCCAGCGAGGTACAGCTCGCCCAGGGCGCGCTGAATCCTCCACGCCTGGAGGCAATTATCAGCCAGGTGGACTACGCAACCAGTCGAATGGAGGCTGCCCAGGATCGTCTAGCCGGTGCATCGACTCGACTGGCCGGCTTGGCTGTCGATGTGATCAGCCGGAGAGCATGACATGGCAGCCGAATATCTAGACCACACCACAGTTGAGGGCGAGCGCTGGGATCAGTTGGCCTTCACCTACTACGGCGATGCCATGCGCTATGAGCCGATTGTCCGCGCCAACCCGCAGGTGCCCATGACCCGTTCGCTGCCGGCCGGGCTGACGCTGCGCATTCCGGTGCTCGAGGTCGTACCCAGCAGCGAGGATCTTCCCCCATGGTTCAAGTGACTGAAATCCCCGGCCGCGACACGGCTGAGCCCACTGTCTGGCGTATCGCCTACCTGGGCCGCGACCTGACCGCAGATCTGTCGCCCTACGTCCTGGGCGTGACCTGGACGGACTATCTCAGCGGACAGTCCGACGAGATCAGCATCGAACTGGAGGATGCCGATGACAGGTGGTTGGGCGTCTGGTATCCGGTCAAGGGGGATGCCCTGACCTTGTCGATGACTTACCCAGGCCAGGCACCGCTGAACTGCGGTAGCTTCGAGGTGGACGAGATCAACGCCAACGGCCCGCCCTCGGTGGTGGTCATTCGTGGCTTGTCTGCCGGGGTCAGCAAGGGTGTCCGCACGCGCAAGGGCTATGCCTACGAGAACACCACGTTGGCCGAAGTCGCTGCCCAGGTGGCCAAGCGCAACAAGTTCACACTGGTTGGCGAGATCAGGCCGCTGCGCATCGACCGCATCACCCAGTTCCAGGAACGCGACCTGGCCTTCATCACTCGCGTGGGCCGGCAGTACGGCTACGCGGTCAAGCTGCGCGAAAACAAGCTGATCTTCACCGCTATGGCGGGGCTTCGCGATGGCGCTCCGGTGCGCACGATCAGCCGCAAGGAATGCAGCCGTTATGACCTCAAGGACAAGATCAAGGATGTCTATCGGTCGGCCAAGAATACCCACCATGACCCTGATAGCCAGAAGACCATCCGCAGCGAGGTCCAGGACACCCGCGCCCCGGATAGCCAGGTGGGAATGGAGACCAGCGCCGACGAGCTGCGCATCAACCAGCGCGCGCCGGACGCTGTCAGTGCCCAAGCCCAGGCTGAGGCAGCTCTCGGCGAAGCCAATGACGAGCGTGCTGGTGGCAGCCTTACCCTGCCTGCTGACCGCCGCCTGGTGGCCGGTGCCGTGGTGACGCTGGATCCCAGTTGGGGGCGAATGGCCGGTGACTACCTGATTAACCAGGCTCGCCATAGCAAGCGCCGCAGCAGCGGCACTACGGCCGATATCGAGATTCGTCGGGTTACGCCTGCGCCGGTACCGGCAATTCCGGCCCTGGCCGGGGAGCCCGCCCAGTCGAGCACCGAGGCAACCGCATGAGCAGCGAAACCCTGGATGGCCTGCAGTTTGGCTTGGTCAGTAAAGTGGATTACCTCGGCTGCCGGGTGCGGGTGCGCCTGGATGAGTTCGACGGCTTAGAAACCTGGTGGCTGAAGGTGCCCCAACGGCACACCAAGGCGACCAAGAGCCGCCCGTTGATGCCGGAGATCGGCGAGCAGGTAGCTGTGCTGCTGCAGCGGGATGGCGTCAATGGGGTCATCCTGGGCGGGATCTACTCGACCGCTGAGCCACCGCCTGTGGTCGACCAGGATACCGACTATATTCGCTTCCGCGATGGTACATCAGTGACCTACAACACCTCTTCCAAGGCGCTGGCGGTCAACTGCGTCGGCAGCGTTGCGTTGACGGCTGTGACCTCGATCACCCTGCAGGCCGGCGAGCACATTGCACTGACCGCGCCGCGCATCGACCTGAACTGAGCCACTATGCCTGCCGCTGCACGCTTGAACGACATTTGTACTGGCCATGGTTGCTGGCCACCGCGCGCCAATGATCAGGCCAGCGAGGATGTGTTCATCAATGGGCGCGGTGCCCATCGTCAGGGCGACCACTGGGCCGCTCATACCTGCCCGACTATTCCCGAGACACATGACTCCCTTCTTGCGGGCGGCAGCCCGACTGTATTCGTCAACGGAAAGCCACTTGGCCGCATCGGAGATGCTGTTGCCTGCGGCTCGGCGGTGGCCACCGGCAGTGGCAACGTATTCGTCGATGAGGGTTGAGCCTCTTTAAACTCGATTAAAAGCCGGTCTCGACAGACTTCCTCACCATGGGCGCATGACTACGCCCATCCCCTACACCAGCCTGACCTCCGCCCACTGGCAGCCGGCCCTCGGCACGCCCGGTGAGGTGGTCGAGGGCCTGCGCGATATCGACCAGGCCATCCGCATCATCCTGACCACGCCGCGTGGCAGCGACCCGCACCGCCCCGAGTTCGGCAGCGACATCAACCTGTACATCGACTGGCCCACCAACCGCGTAGTGCCGCACCTGGTGCGCGAGGCGGTGGACGCCATTCGGCGCTGGGAGACCCGCGTCACGGTCGTTCAGGTGCTGGCCGAGATCGAGGAGCACCACATCACGCTGCGCGTGCAGTGGAAAGTGGCTGATGGGGTTATCCAGCAAACCGAGGTGCCCTATGCGCGCGCTGCCGCCGCCTGAGTTCGTCAAGATCGACCCCGCCGCCATCGAGGCGGTACTGGTTGCCCGCTATGAGGAAAAGACCGGCAAGACGCTGTATCCGGCGCAGGTCGAGCGTCTGTTCATCGACCAGGTGGCCTACGCCAAGACGCTCGCCCTGATGGCCATCCAGCAGGCTGGCGAGCGGCTGCTGGTGCGCTTCTCTGGTGGGCCGATCCTCGACTACCTGGGCGAACTGGTGGACACCCCGCGACTGCTCGCCCAGCCGGCGCGCTGCACACAGGTATTCCGGCTGCCAGCCCCTGCGCAGCAGGCGGTGCTGATCAGTGCCGGCACGCGGGTCACCAGCCAGGACGGGCGTATTGCCTTTGTCACCGAGGAAGCCGTGACCCTGGCGGCCGGCGCGACCGAGGTGCGCACTACAGTGGTTTGCGAAACGCCTGGCACTGGCGGTAACGGCTGGGCCATCGGCCAGATCGCGGTGCTGGATCAACCGCCTGCGACCGGGATGACCACCAGCAATGAGTCAGTGCCGGCGGCCGGCATCGATGATGAAGAAGATGAGCCGTACATCGAGCGAATCATCCTCGCGCCGGAGTCATTCAGCACTGCAGGCCCAGAAGGGGCCTACATCTACCATGCCCGTGCCGCTCACCAGTCGATCATCGACGTGGCGGTGCGCGGTGGCGAGGAGGATCCAACCGTGCCGGACGGCGAGGTATGGATCTATCCGCTGACCAATGCCGGCCTGCCCAGCCCTGAGCTGTTGTCACTGGTGCGAGCCAATGTCAGCGCCCGCAAGAAACGCCCCCTCACGGACAAGGTACTGACGAAACTTGCGCCCGAGGTGGGCTACGCGATCCGGGGCAGCTTGACCCTGTACCAGGACGCCGATGCGGACAGCGTGAAAGCCCTGGCCGTGAAGGCTGCAACCGCCTATGCAGCCGAGCGCCGCGCCGGTCTGGGCAGAGACATCGTGCCCGAGCAGATCATCCGTGAGGTTCAGGTCGCGGGTGTATACCGCCTGCAGCTCACCGAGCCGGTATTCCGCGACGTGGCCAGCCACGAGTGGGCCAACTGCACCGCCATCGAGCTGGACGTGATCGGTGTGGCCCATGGCTGACCAATTACCACCAGCCCTGGCAGGTGATGAGCGCTTCGCCATCCTCTGCGAACTGCTCCAGGAAGAGTTCGACAACCTCGATCTCTCGCCCATGTTGGTTTACCTGGTCGACGTGGTGCCGCCGCAAGTGCTGCCGCACTTGGCTGACCAGTTCCATGTGATGGGCTTGGAAGGTTGGCGCTATGCACGAAATGAGCAGGAGCAGCGCGAGCTGATCAAGCGTGCCATCGAGTTGCACCGCTACAAGGGCACGCCCTGGGCCATCGAGCAGGTACTGGTCACGCTCAACCTCAGCGGCCGGGTGTCGGAGTGGTTCGAGTACGGCGGCACGCCTTATCGCTTCCGCGTCGATATCGAGCTGACTGACCGAGGTATCGACGAGACCACCTACGACGCCTTGGTCGACCTGATCCGTGAGTACAAGAACAAGCGCTCCCGGCTCGATGCGCTGACGGTCGCGCTCTCCAACCGTTCCCCGGTACCCGTGATCGCCGCCGCCATTCTCAGTGGCGAGGTCACCACCATCTACCCGCTGCAGCTCGATGGCGTTGAGCAGGCCGGCCCGGTGTTCATCGGCACTGGCCTTTCGACCATTGAGGTCACAACGATTTACCCACTGGAGGCATGATGGCTCAGGACTACTACACCATCCTTACCAACGCTGGCTTGGCCTATGAGGCAGCGTGCAAGGCCAACCAGGTGCCCATAAAGCTGACCCACCTCGCGGTGGGTGACGGCAATGGCGCCGCCTACAACCCTGTCCCCGACGCCACTGCTCTGCGCCGCGAGACGCATCGCCAGGCGATCAACTCGCTGCTCCAGGACGAGGCCAACCCGAGCTGGCTGATGGCCGAGGCGTTGCTCGCAGATGACGTGGGCGGCTGGACGATCCGCGAGGTCGGCATCTACACCGACACCGGCATCCTCTATGCCATCGGCAAGTACCCGGACAGCGTGAAGCCAGTCTTGACTCAGGGTTCCGGCAAGCAGTTCTACGTCCGTGCCATTTTCCAGACCAGCAATGCCACCAGCGTTACCTTGCTGATCGACAACTCGGTGGTGATGGCCACCCGCGCGTTCGTCCTCGATCACGTCAAGGCTGAGCTGGCCAAGCTCGATGCCAAGAACAGCGTCAAGGTGGCTACGACTGCCAACCTGGGCGCGCTGTCTGGTTTACTCACCATTGACGGTGTGGCTCTTGCGGCCGGCGACCGTGCCCTGGTGAAGGATCAGGCCGATGCGAAGACCAACGGTATCTACGTTGTTGCAGCCGGTGCCTGGTCACGTGCCCAGGATGCCGATGCCAGCATCGAGGTTACGCCAGGGCTGCTAGTGACAGTCGAGCAGGGCGCGGCCAATGGCGACAGTCTATGGCAGTTGGTAACTGATGGGCCAATATCGCTGGGTATCACGCCCTTAACTTTCGAGATCGCCAGTGGCCCAACCGGCTTGGCCGCCGGCACCTACCGTAGCGTCACGATTGATAAGCGCGGCCGCGTTGTCGGTGGCGGCAACCCGACCACGCTCGCAGGCTACGGAATTACTGACGCACAGCCGTATAGTGGCGTTTTGGCGAGCCTTGTCTCGAACAACGGCTTTGGTATTGGCTATCAGGTCGTTGATACAAAAACCGATATCAATGCCTACCTTACCGGGGGGAAATTTATTACCCCGTCGCTCGGGGTTACGAACCTTCCTGAAGGATGGGTGCAGGGCCGTCACTTGCTAGATGTTACGGGCGGCGTTTCTTACGCGATGCAGATGATAGCCTCCGCAAATTATCGCCGCGTCGCAGTAAGGACGGCTGTTGGAGTTGACGCCTTTTCGCCATGGATGGAGCTTCTGCACTCGCTGAACCATGTTGAAGCAAGTGAGCCTGAAGCGCTTGCCGGCACCTCTGGAAGCGTCTGGATGTCGCCGCGCCGCGTGCTGACACTCATCTCGTCTAAGCTCGCGCAAGCAACCGAGGCCGCGCTCGGTGTTTCGAAGGTTGCGTCACAAGCACTTGTAAACACTGGGGACGATGACGCAACGATAGTCACGCCCAAAAAACTTCGCTGGGGCTTTCAAGCAAGCATTACGGCGAACGGCTACATCGTTTTCCCGACCTGGCTCGGCTCGCTGATTCTGCAATGGGGGCTCGCGCCTGCTGGCTCGTCTGTGAATGTCAGTTACCCGCTCGCCTTCCCGAATGAGCTGTTCGCGGTGGTCTTCGGTGACCTCAACGATAACTCTGGAACAGGTGAAACAGTCGCCGTCAACGCGCCATCCGGGGGGAACGGAACGACCCCGACCACGACTTCTATGGGTTTGACGAAATACATTGACAGCGCCGCCAGTTCGCACCGGGTTTATTGGATAGCGGTAGGCCGCTAAGGGGAGCAGATGAAGCGCTTTTATAGTCAATCAACAGGCAGCACTTACCTCGAAGGGCTGCACGCGAGCATGCCGGCGGACGCGGTGGAGATATCCGAGGAGCGTTATCGTTCGGTGATCGCGAAGCCTGAAGTTGGAAAGGTTCGCAGCCACGATGAATTAGGGTTGCCAATCCTCGTAGATCTGCCGCCATACGTGCCAACGAATGACGAGCTCTGTGCTCGCATCGACGGAGCTGCTGACCGAGCCCGCCGAGCGGTCGCTGGCGACCCTCTGCGTGCTGTCGAGTATGACCACGCCCGCCTCGCCGCCGAACAGTATGCCGCTGCCGGGTACCAAGGCGAAGTGCCGGCGATGGTCGCGGCATGGGCGATCAACGGCCGCACGCCACAGCAAGCCGCCGAGAATATCCTCGCCGAGGCTGCCGCATATACCAACGCCCTGGAGCGGCTACGCGCCACGCGCTTAGCGGCCAAGGAACAAATCCGCGTGCTTATGGCCGCAGGCGAAGTCGAGCAGGCCCAGCAGCTCACCGAGCAGACCATCGCTGGAATAGATGCCGCCGTTGCGGGTGTCGGCAACAATTCGGGGACATAGCGATGGCGAGCATTCAACTGCTGTTCAGTACCACGCGCCACCCGTTCAGCGGTTTGATCCGTGCGGTTACCTGGTCACGCTGGAGCCATGTGGCCCTGGTGTCAGGGGCTCATGTGATCGAGGCCGTCGCGCTGGAGGGGGTGAGGCAGGTAGCCAAGTCGTATGCCATCCAGCGGGCCTCGGCGTACTGCCTGGTAGACCTGCCGGCGAACAACCCGGAAGCGATCATTGATGTGGCCAGAGGCCAGATCGGCAAGCCTTACGACTGGACTGCCATCGCAGGCCTCGGCCTGCGCCGTGACTGGCAGGAGGATGATGCATGGTTCTGCTCGGAGCTGGTGGCCTGGGCCGCCGATCAGGCGGGCGAGCCTTGGTTCCGACAGGAGTCTCTGCGGCGTGTGACACCGCAGCATCTATGGATGCTGCCGCCGGAGCGCTGGTTCGCCCAGACGATGCAATAAGAAGAGGGCGATCAGTCCAGGTGCGGGAACACCTGTGCTGATCGCCGACCTGCAGATCAGGCCTGCAAGCCAGCCGAGGCCCCCTGCTCACGCGCGAGCGGCGGGGAGCCTACCAGAAGCACAAAAGGTTTGCAGAATATGCAAGACATTCGTTGCGGCCACTGTGGCCGCAAGCTGGCAACTGCCAGTGGATTCACCGAACTCCAGATCAAGTGTCCGCGCTGCCGGACACTGAACCACCTGAAGGCCGAGAGCCTCTTGCAACCGCCATCGAGCGCACCAGGCCATCAGGAGGCTCCATGTCCGCACAACCGATCATCCCCTGGATAGGTGGCAAGCGCCGCCTTGCAGACCGGATATTTCCCTTGTTCCCTCAGCACAGTTGCTACGTCGAACCGTTCGCCGGAGGCGCAGCGCTGTTCTTCCTTCGGTCGGTACCGGCTGAGGTGGAGGTACTGAATGATGTGAATGGCGAGTTGGTGAACCTCTACCGAGTGGTACAGAACCACCTGGAGGAGTTCGTCAGGCAATTCAAGTGGGCGCTGAGCATCCGCCAGGTCTTCAAGTGGCTGCAGATCACCCGGCCGGAAACGCTGACCGACATCCAGCGTGCGGCCAGGTTCTACTACCTGCAGCAGAGCGCTTTCGGTGCGCGTGTGGATGGCCAGACCTATGGAACCGCTACCACAACGCCGCCGGGGCTCAACCTGCTGAGACTGGAGGAGAACTTGTCTGCAGCTCACCTTCGGCTCAGCAGCACATATATTGAGCACCTGAGCTGGCAGGAGGTCATGAAGAAGTACGACCGCGAGCACACGCTGTTCTACTGCGACCCACCGTATTGGGAGACTGAAGGCTATGGGGTGCCATTCGAGTTCGAGCAGTACCTGGAGATGGCCAGGATGCTCAAGACGATCAAGGGCAAGGCCATCATCAGCCTCAACGATCACCCGGCCATTCGGGAGTGCTTTGCCGACTTCCACATCGAGACGACGGACATCAAGTACACAGTCGGTGGCGGCAAGGGGAGCGAGGCGAAGGAGGTGCTGATCTTCAGCTGGGACATCCAGGCCGAACCGGCTGGGCTTTTCTGATATTTCTTTGCACACTATGCAAAAGGGGCTGAAGTGATTTATCTCACCTCAGCCCCTCAAATTTTCGCGCGCCGCTTCAC